CCGTCGGCGTCGACGCCGAGCTCGTGCTGGAAGATGACGCCGGAAGCGTCGACCCCGAACACCTCCGAGGTGCCGTTCACCGCGGTGGCGGCCATGGCGCTGCGATCGAGGGTGCCGACGATCCAGCCGTAGTCGTCGAGGCTCACCGCGACATAGCGGTCGGGCTCGGTGTTGGGGGTCGAGGGATAGGTCCACCACACCTCGTTGAACTTGGGCTCGTAGTGGCAGTTGGCCTTGACGCGCTGGTCGACGGTCAGGTCATTGAAAATGCCGTTGACCTCGCTGGACTTGGGGATGTTCACCACCGCACCGTTGTACATATGAAAATCGAACTCGCTCATCCAGTAGACGATGCCTTCCACCGCGATGAAGGCGCCGGCTCCCACCAGGCCGCAATGGGTGCCCGCCACGCGGGTCGAGTAGACGAAGTTGGTGCCGGTGAACTGCATCAGGTAGACGGAGGTGTCGGTCCACACCAGGCTGATGCCCTGGGCGACCCGGCAGCCGGCGACCAGGCGCGAGCCTTCCTGCAGCTTGCGGATGTTGGCGGTGGTATCGGGCGATGGCGTCCACACCGTGTTGTCGTCGTCGTCGCACCATTTCATGGTCATGAAGTCGCCGTCGGCGCCCAGCACCACGACGATGCGCTCCGAGGTGACGAACATGAACAGCCCGGTCGCCGGCGCGTTGAGAACCGCCTGGGCCCTGACGCTCGGGTTGTCGTTCCACTGATAGAGCGTGCCGCCCGACGGCATGGCGAGGAGATACTGGCCGTACTTGTCGAGCGACCAGTAGCGCGGGAACTGGAGATAGGTGGTGGACGCCCGAACCGTGCCCCAGGTTCCGGTGCCCCAGGTGCCGATGCCCCAGCCGCCGCCGCGGTAGACATCGACGAAGCCCGCCTTGAGCTCGTAGTTGTAGGCGACCGCAGCGCCGCCGCCCGGGCCCGCCGTCGAGGTGGCGATCTCATCGTCGGTGATGGTGTAATTGTCGCTATCGACGATGCCCACGACCTGATACTCGCCGTCGACGGTGAGGCCGCCCACCGGAGTGGCGCCGGCGAAATTGACATACTGGCCGACCACCAGGGCGTGGGCGACGTGGTTCACGTTCACGTCGGCCGAGCCGATGGTGGTTTCGAACGGATCGACCAGGGTTCCGGTCGAGACGTAGGGCGTGATGTTGCTGCGGATCTTGTTCTGGTTGAACACCCACAGCCGCGACGACGTGCCGAAGGCGTGCCAGTAGTTGTAGTTGAAGTCGAGCCACAGGAGGATCGAGCGGCACACCGGGGTGATTTCGTCGCCCGCCTCGTTCCACTGTTCCCAGCCGCCGATTTTTTCCGCTTGGCCCTGGAAGAACCGCACCTTGTCCATGGCGACATAGCGCCCCTGGGCCTCGTACTCGGAAGCCGTCTGGTCGGTGCCGGTTTGCAAGGTAAGGGCTATGGGATGAACCATTACGGGATGAGCTCATAGCGCATGAAGGAGTGCGCCTGATGGGTGTTGGACGATGTGCCGACGTTGTTGGCCACGCGCAATTGCAGAGTGCCGGCGTTGGCGCCGTTGACGAGATAGAACGTCACCTTGGCGATCGGGAAGTTGTTGGTGTCGGTGGCGTTCGTCGTGAGATTGATGGCGTTCGACAAGGCATTGGTGTGGTCGGCGTCGGCGTTGCTGGCCGACGAGGTTCGGCTGGGGCCCGCCTGGACCGACAGGCTGAAACTGGTGGGAGCGGCTGGGCCGGTCATGTCGACCTTTAGGCCGCTGGAGCCTGCCCAATCGGCGCTATAGAGCCAGATTTCCCCGAAGTATTTGGTATTGGCCGCAACCGCGATGGCGAAATCGGCATCGTTGGCGAGCGCCGACGAGCTGTAGGTCTGGTCGGCGGCTTTCTTGATGATGTGGGGGACGCCGAGCTGCGCGCCGTTCTGGTAGTAGCCCGTGGCATTGATGGTGCCCAGGCCCTTGTCGCCGCCGGTCGCCGCTCCCAGCACCAGGCCCTTCTGGATGTAGGCCACCATCGCCTTGCCGGCGCCCGCTGCGTCCGTCCAGAACTCCCAGCGCGAGTCCTCGGCGCCGGAGGTGGCGGTGACCCAGGCCAGCACCAGGCTTCCGGCGTTGATGATGGCGTTCAGCGCGTTGTGCAGCCTTCCGCGGATCTCGATGCCGAAGCCGGGTGCGGGAACGGCGCTCGAGAGGTGGGTCAAGGTTTCGATCACCACGGTCTGGGTGGTGTCGGCGTTGGTGATCGAGGTGGTCTGGGCCACGCTGAAAGCGTTGTCGGCGTTCTTCAGCGCGTAGTTGGAGGCGTCGGTTGCCGGGTTCAGCAGCTCGACGCCGGTTGACTTATAAATCAACAGCAGCTTGTGGCCGGCAGCTCGGATGTCGCCCGCGGCGAGCGCCTGGCCGCCGAACTTGGTGATGGTGAGGGGGCCGAGCCCGTCGGGGTTGAAGGTCGGGTTGGTGAGGGTGTTGGGAGCGCCCGCCGTCACCAGCCAGGCCAAGCCCTCCTGCAGGTCGGCGGCGATCGTGGCGGGCTCGAACGTCGCGGTGATGGCATCCGCCGTGCCGGCGGCGGTGGCGTGGGGCACGTTGGGATAGCGGGCGTAGACGACGTTGGTGCCGTCGCAATAGAGCTTGACCGCCTTCTGCCTGGGGAGCGTCACGCCGGTGCCGGCCGCCGTCTTGACGGTGACCGAGAAGGCGCCGGTGGTGCGGTTGATGAAGATCCAGTTCTTTTCGGCGGTGCGCGTCTGGATCGTCGCGTTGGCCACCAGCACGCCGGTGAGGACGATCAACGGATAGCGGTTCTGGACGGAGGTCAGAACCGTGGTGCCGCCGGTCGTGGCGATCCCCGCCACTCTTGCGATCGCGAGCTCGACGATGGCGTAATTGCTGTCCGCCACATCGCCCCAGGTTCCGTCGTTGGCGCCTGTCGCCTGATCTTCCAGTTCGAGATAGGTCGTGGTGCTCATCGATTGTTCCAGTACATTTCGGTGCGCGTCTGCTGCTGGGCCATGTCGTATTGCGAGTTGGCGAGATCGATCGCCGCCATGCCGAGCGTCAGCCAGCCGGTCGAGTCGGTCGACATGCGGCGGTGGGCGAAGGCGTAATACTTGCAGATCGCCTCGAGGATGTTGGGATAGCGGTCGGTGAGGAAGTTGCTGGGGTTGCCAACCGAAAGCGCCGCCGGCTGCTTGTAGTACCACAGGCGGTAGAAATACTCGATGTCGGTGGTCACATCGAGATAGAACGACGTGCCGTCCATGGTGCAGACCGTGGGCGTGCCGGTATAGAGCGCGCCGAAAGCATCGCGCCCCACCCGCTCCTCGAAATGGTCCTCGTCGAGGATGGTGATCTTCGACTTGAAGTCGCGGTCGAGCCACAGCGAGATGGGCTCGAGAAAGCCCGGGCTGGGCAAGGGGATCGAGACCGACGCCGCGGCCAGCGATTGATTGGCGAGGAGGGTTTTCATCTCCCTCACCTTGAGGCGCGAGTAGATCAGCGCCTGGGCGCTGGTCAGGATGAACTCCGCGGGCACCAGCGAGTGGCGCACGAAATACCTGATTGAGCCCTCGGTGGCCTGGTCCGCGACGAGGGTTGCGTAGTCCATCAGAGATTGAGCTTCTTGGTGATGAGGTGGATGGCCTCCGCCTTGTTCTTCACCACCACGTCGAACCTGCGCTGGAGCTGGGCTATGACCTGGGACCAGGGGGCGGTCACCTTGCCTTCGGCATAGGCCTGGAGGTCAATATCCTTGTCGCTCTCGAGCTCGTCCTCGGGGTCGATGGGCGGCGGAGTGGCGGTAGGGCGGCGCACCGCAGGGCCTGCGTTCTTGCTCATGTCGACGCCCTCGCCCTGTTCGATCACCTGGCCGCTGTCGTTCACTTCCAGGCCTTGGGCGTTGTACCATTTGCCGTTCTGGCTGTAGGCGGCGTGGAAGTTTTCGCCGTAGATGGTTCCATAGGGGCGGCTTTTGTCGAGAGGCATGGGGGTCTCCTGTCATGAGGGAGGCCGGAGTTGTTGCCCCGGCCCCAGGATGGAACAAGCACGTTATGTCTCTCAGGGGATGGCGCCCTGCTTGCCTTTCTCGCCGCCGGTCGGATTGGCGGAGGTGCCGGTGAGCGAGTGCGACAGGTTGGTGATCGAGCCGGCGACGTTGTTGGGGCGGCGTTCGGCGTTGGCCTTGCCGGTCACATCGCTGTCGTCCTTGCCGTAGGCCTCGAGGAAGGTGGTGCCGTCGGCCGAGGACTTGACGGTTCCCGAGTTGCTGTCGCCGCCCGGGCCCTTGCCATTGTCGTTGATAGCCATGGGGTTACTCCTTGTTGGGTTGCGCCGGGATCAATCCCAGCGTTTCGGCATGTTGGCGTTAGGGGATAACCCCTTGCGCTCCTTGTTGCTGTAAGGCTCCGTCGACGCATAATCGAGGCAGCGGAAGCCCTGATGCGTAAAGGCGTCGACGGTCTTGGGGAACTCCGCGTGCTCACGCTCGCGCTTGCGCGGGTTCTGGGGCTCGAGCTCGATCTTGAGATCGCCGTTGTTGGGCATCTCAGAACCAGTCGATGCGGACCAGCGAGGTGCCGGTGCCGGCGGGGGTGCCGCCAACGCCCAGTTTCCTGGTGATGACGAAGGCGGTGTCGGCGGGGATCAGCGCGGTGGCCAGTTTGACGTGGCCGGTGAAGTCCTCGAAGGTGGGAACCGCGTTGGCGCCGCCGTTGCCCGCCACCTGGGTGGCCGAGCGCGGCGTCGAGGCCGCGGTGTAGCCGAGGATCGCCGTGGTCCCGAGACGGAACCTGGCATACTCGACGGAGCCCGAGGTCAGTCCGACATCGATCTCCGGCACGGTGGTGGTTCCCACCATGTTGGCGGTGATGTCGCAGAGGATCTCGCGCACCAGGCCCTTCTTACCCTTCGGGCCGATGATGTTGTAGACCTCCGTGGTGGCCCCGAAGGCGGTCGACGGCTGCACGTAGTCGATCGACATGGGTTGGTCATAAGTGGGCATTTTGCTTGTCCTTTCTGTGGGGGTTGGGGGAACGGCCGATTACGCAGCCGAGTCCCACATGGCGATGCGGGAGTTGGCGTTGTTGTTGCCGTAGTGCATGATGCCGAAGCCGCCGAGTGCGTACCAGGCGATGCCCTTGGAACGACCGAAGTCGCCGGGCAGCTTGGCGCGGATTTCCTCGGGGATGACGATCGCCTCGGTGCAGGTGTCGGCCCCGAAGAAGAACGCCCAGGACGACAGCGCGTTGTTCCACACGTCGGCAACCGAGTCCCACGGGTCGTAGGTGGTGCTATCGTCAGCGCCGCCCTTGGGGATGAAGTTCTGCTCGATGAACCGCACGTCCTCGTAGCGTCCCACCTCGCCGAAGTGGATCAGTTGCAATCCGCTTTCGGTGTACTGGTGGATGCCCTCCAATGAGTTCTTGAAGGTGCGGAACGAGGTCGGGTGGGAGATGCAGAAATAGGCATCGTTCTCGTAGGGCGGGATATTGCGCTCCTTCATCGCGTCGGAGACCGCCTTGATGTGCCCGGTGCCCAGCGCCACGTTGTTGGTTTCGGTGGTGGCGCCGTTGGTGGTGACGGTGATGGCGGTGGTCGAGTTGCCGCCGGCTGGAGCCACCCGGAGAGAGGTGAGCTTGAACTGGAGGAAGGCCTCGATGTCGAAGCACTTGCGGGCATCGTGCTTCAGCGCCTTGTCGATGATGTTCTGGACCTTGTGCTTGGCCAAGGCTTCCAGCTTGCCGGTGTAGGGAACCGCCTGGCCCCACTCGGTCACGGTCAGTGTCCCTTGCGACACGGTGAACGAGGTTTCGGGGACGGGCGAGGTTTCCTGGAGACGGCGGCCCTGGCGGGCCACGTTCGAGATTATATCCCAGGTGAACACCTCGCCGGCGCCCACGCCCTTCTGGGTGCCGTCCTCGGCATCGCAGAACTGGCGGAACTTGGCGAGCGGCTGGACCTGGATACGCAGGTAGTCGCTGAGTTCGTCCGCATAGAGATAGCCGCCGTCGGCGGCCACGGACCAGATTTGACCGGCCATGTTGTTGATACTCCTAGATAAATTGGGTTTAGGCGACTACACCGCCTGGCCCCTCGCAGCCCTCATCTTCATCACCGCGTCGGAGCGCGATTGCTCCTGGGAGCGCTGTTGCTGA